ATCATGCTTCCAAAACAAATATTGTTCCGGCACAATTGTTCCAGGAGAAGGTGAGCCGTAAAAAGGAACAACTTTATAGAAGGTATCTGGGATGTCCGAATATCCATCATAATTCGTATCTGATAATATGACGGTAGTTCTTAATGGATTGGGTGAACCATCTCTATTCAAATAAACTCTATCTACGCGCAAATCATAATCAAATTTTAGTCCTCGACCCGACTGAACATTAGATTCTCCGACATATATAAAATCGTTAAAGTCTTCATTTATTTTCAATATTTTAATAGAATCGGATACGACTTCTCCTGTTTTTGGGTCGGTAGTTTTTCTACCATCATTATACCATTTAACATCACGCAGACTTTCAAAAACATATCGAATGCCTTCAGATTCAATACTCCAAGCCCCATGATTATATATAAGTTTAGCTACCAAAAACATAGATGGTCTTGGAGGCGCATTGTTACTTCCTAAAACTGGATTAATTATCCATAATTGAGAACTATAGTCATACCAAATATCAGATTTTTTTGGTGATTTTATATTATTCAATAAAATATCAAAAGTATTGCTATCAAAGTTTGTATTAAATGCCGGAAGTATTCTTAATATCGTTGCACCATCAGGAATAGCTATTGATAATACTACGGGGCCTGGAGAACCGGCAGGCGGTGCTTCGGTGGCATTTCCAGTAATATTAACAACCGTAGTCCATTTTATATTTGATTCAAAAGAAAATAGAATTATTGCCCCAGGAACAATAGCATCATTTGATGTTGGGAAATATCCAGTAGTTATAAAACTATTGTCGGTAGTTGCTCGTTTCCAAATTATATCAGATGGTCTAATATTGGATTTGTTTAATATTACATCATTTGCAAAGTTTTTTACTTCTGAACGATTTATAGTTTTTTGTAAGTATAAAGAAATAATGTCATTTGCGGCAGAAGTAAAGGTTGTCGGAACTTCCGAATAAATTTTATAATTTTCTTTAAAAAATATACCATCGTCTGAGAAAACATTTATACCTTGATAATTTCCAGTAGGATCATTTAAATCAATAAATCTGGAATGCCCAGAATATACTCTGTTTAATGCCTTTACTTTTAAAGCAGAAGTGCTTTGTAAAGGAAATATATTATAATCCTGGCCAGATACCATTCTATTTTGAGTAGCATATACCGATGGAGCACGCGCTTTAATTTGATCATTTGTTTCAGAAGGAACTGAGTTTGACAAACTTTCTTGTAAGGAGAAAGTTAATGTAAGATTTCGTTTTATGTTGCTTCGGTTATAATATGGGACGGTTACTTTTATAAGATTCATATCTGTTGGACGAATTTGATATGATAGTCCGTTAGATGCTCTATACCAAACACGAATATTTCCAGTTGGTACTGCGCCAAATCGACCATCAGAAAAACGAATACTAATCGTATCATTTTTTCCAGTAATTACAGAAAATATTGCTCTTACTTGCGGATCATAATTATTATATGTTATATTTTCACTAAAAATAGCAGGAACTTTATTCCAAGAATATTGAATAGTCCCAGAATCATTAATAGATTGAACCCACACATCTGTATTATTAATTCCAGTACTAGGAATTGACAAAACATTGTTTTCAATTGGAATCGGTATATTGAAATCTATGTTAGAAAGCAATCCTTGCTTAAACATAAGAAAAAATCCAGTATTAGGGCTGGAATTTCCATTTCCATCGTTTCTATAAAGAAAGCTCAAGGCATCATAATAATCAGGAGAACGTTCATAAATTCCGCCGCCACTATCAAAATCGCAGTTTACTATTTCAAACGGCATGGGCGTTCCACCAATAATGGAATTGAAGTTCAATTTTGCATCCGCATTGGTATTATTTAAACGATAAGATTGTGTTTTAACGCCACCAACCGTGCCATTTTTCAAAGGAACACCAAATGGTGCTGTGCTAATCGACGCACTATTTAAAACAATAATAAACCGCTCAAACCAATCCGGATCATCTGGATTATCCCATGAAATAGTTTGACTATTAAGATTATTACCATAGCCATCATATACGTCATCATTCGTTGAGATACGAACAAGCTTTACTAATCCTTGACCGCACTGATTACGACTAGGATTATACGAAATAAAACGAGCAAGTCTTAAAATACTATCTCGTTGTTGCGCAGTTTCCAAAAAAGATTCTCTTGCATTAATATCAGTTTTGAAAGCAAGCGTTCCGGCAATCCAAGAAATAAGATCGATAATGGCAACGAATTCAGAAGACTCAATCCAGTCATTAAAGTTTTCTGGATAGTGTCGTTTAATGTATTCTCGCAATGCTGTGTTAATAGAAGCAGGGTCAGATGCATTAAAATTAATATTGGTAAAAGCTCTATAAATAACTTGCCAATCATTTCCTGTAAACAGATCGCTTTGTCGTATTGCCTGTGACATATTATTCCTTATTCAAACCCTAAATTAGTATTTTGTCTTGTATCAAAATCAACATAGAACGTATCTACAACATCATATGGATTATATAATAACGTTAATTCTATTCGAATACCATTTCCATATGTATATACTTCAGAATTTTTAACTGTAACCCGTGAGTCAGATTCGCATACCCGCAGAGCTTCTTTCAAAACCAAATCTTTCATGTTTGGAGTCAATTGTTCCATCATATAATCCCATATTTTGCATCCAAAATCAGGTCTCATTACTCTTTCGCCCATATGTGTATTAAAATGATTCAGTAAATCGCGTTTAATGAGATCAATATCGTAATATGTCCAATTTTTTGTTAAATTTGCCCCAATAGTGCTAAACCCTACAAAATAATTTTGACTTTTCATGATAGCCATATATAAAGTCTCCTTATAACCTTATTTATTGTAGAGTTAAGTGCCATGATAACAGACGGACAAAAAAATCAATTTTATATGATTTCCGTTAGGAATTCTAAAGGAGTAATTCTCTTTTTAGGAGGAGAAAAATCGCGACCCCGCATGTTTGAACACCCAAAGGACGCTTTTCATTTCGATTTTGATACAGACAAATCAGAATTGGTTTCTTTTCTGGATAGATATAAAAGCGTTTTATCAAAATATGATGCAGATACAGTTTCATTTGTAATCTATGAGACTGCATTATATGAAGTAGATGTAACTGATTATGAATGGTCTACCGCATTACAACGAAATGCTGTAAAAAAATTATCTACTATGGAAATAAGGGCATTGGGCGTAGAAAAATTTGAAATAGAAAGAAGAATGAGTTGATGTACTTATTAATTGATCTTCTTCTTAATATCCTCTATTTCTTTTCTAAGGTCTTTGATGCCTTCAATAAGAAGCGCAACTAAGTTACCATAAGAAACAGATAATAGTCCATTTTCTGTTTCATGCACAACTTGTGGAATAGTTTCTTTAACTTCTTGTGCAATAAGGCCGATTTGTTCTGGATTACCTTGCAAATCATTTCTTGTATAAAGAACTCCGCGAAGATTATCTATTTTATCTAATGCATCTTCTATAGTACGAACATTATCTTTCAAAGATGCGTCGGATAATCCAGAAATATCGCCTGCGGCAGTAATAGCACCATTGGTAATTATGTTTCCGTTTTCGCGGACCATTCGGATAGTCCATGTTGTAGAATTACCAACATAAACCGATGCATTTGACAAAAGGGAAACTCTTGTAAGATCAGGCGTTCCTGTACCATCGTTTGTGATGCCGCCTCCAGACCAACCAGGATTAAGCCACAGGTCGGCGGAAGGCTCTAATGCTATACTATCGTTATTGAGGCCATTATCGGGGTCATTGGTAGTTCCAATTCTTAAGCATGATAGTTCCCAGTGAGTATTGGCATTGGCAATACCATTTGCTGCAATGTCGGCGGCGACTGCGTTTGCTACATCTGTAGCCATTCGAGCATAAGAAAAATTGTTCTGATCGTAAGTAATAAATCCACCATCACGACCACCAACAAGATTAGGAATAGTATTAAATAGCAAATATTGCCCAGAATCAAATCTAACATTTGCGTTACTAATAGACAAATCACCAGTCATAGTGCCGCCACTAGTTGGTAGATAGGTTCCTACTGAATTTACTCTAGTTGTTAGATCGGCAATAGAATTAGATAATGCGCGGTCTCCCGCGATTCTGGCAGATATCTCAGAAGAAAGACCGGTGCTATTATTAACAGAATTTGATAAGTCGCTAAGGTCTTGTGCAAGCAAAGCATCGGCATCAGTTCTATTTGTAATCTCTTGATTTACAATATATGTTAAATTAGTTAATCCACCATTGGTTGTATTAACTTGATCACCAATTGCATTAATCATGCCAAGTTGTGAATTATCTGCCGAAATTCTAGAATTAGTTTCGGCTACTATAGCATTCGAAAGATTAGACATCTGCGCATTAATAGAGGCAGAGGTTGTTCCTGCATTATTAATTGTATTATTAATAGAATCTATTTCTGATTGCAATATAGCATCTCTTGCTGCCCGTGCATTTGCTTCTGCCTGTAGTTGAGCAGATGATACTAGTCCGCCACTTATAGACATATTTGATAGTGCCGTATTTAAGTATGACAATCTAACCGCATCAGTACCAATTGCGGGATCAGAATTTATAGTTAGATTAGTGGTAGTAATTCTATTTGTTACAGCAAGATTAGATAAGGTAACATTACCAGAAGAATCTTGATTTATTATTTTTTTCCATCCAATCCCGTCATATAATTGCATAGCATTTAGGCTACTATTATATCGAATCATACCCGATGTTAAAGATATGGATGGGTCTCCTTGCGGTAATATAAGAGAATTTCCATTATAATTAACATCAATAGTAATAATTCCATTAGAACCTTGATTAACATTTAAATCAAAGGTACTTTGATTACTATTAGTGGCAGAGTGTACTCGCTCTAACGCAGTTTTAATAATAGAAAAATTATCCCTAAACTGCTGAGATGATTGATTCACATTAGCTACAGGATAATTTTGATTATAACTTAAATTTAGACCAGTATCGATGCCCATGTGAGCCTTTCCGCCATATTATTCAATATTTATCAGGAAGTAATATTATTTGATGCTCGGTTATTTAAAAATGCCAAATTCTCTATAATAATAACGATTATCTTAATATTGTTTAAAGGTAACAGTAAGCGGAAGATCGGCTGATGCTCCATTATTGCTAATACGAACGGTAAACCTGTATGTTCCTACCGTTGTGCCCGTACAGTAGTAGGATTAATAGTAAGTCCTGGCGGCAATCCAGTATCACTCCCCAACATTCTATAAACGGTCGATCCAACTGGATTATTAATTATAACGTTAGGAATAATTTGAAAATACGAACCCACATACATTAAAAAAGTTTGTTCCGCCAATGGTTCTAGAAATTCTATCGTTGTATCAGCCATTATTATTACCCGTATCGATAGTATCTTTTATTCTAAATAATTTTGAATCGTTGTATGGGTAATAATCAAATATCAAACCATTATCAAATGAAGTTAAGTCCAGATCAAAACTTGTTTTTATAGAAATTGATTCAAATATAACTTCATATTGATCAAATAATACAACATGTCCTCTTCGAATTGGATCGGATGGGTCAATGGGAGATTCATCTGGCTTGTATCTTACTGCAATCTTATCTAACACCTGTTTTCCTGTTCCAGGCAGTAAATATGCTACAACGATTGCGGGAATATATCCTATAGCTGTTGAGGGATCATTATTTGATTGCGGGCATGACATCCATATTGGTAAGTTTTCGGCAGAGTTTATACCCAAAAACTTTGGATTATCCGATGGAAATTTTAGACCTAAAGCAAACTCATTGCGTATATTATTAATACTATTTGGATTTATATAAACTGGATTAGTTGCATCGGATTCTGGATAAAGCAATGGGTCTTTAACTGGATTATTATCAATAATATACCCTCCCGCTCCAGCCATGGAATCATGTACTTCTCTATATAAGACTTCATATATAACTTTTCCATTGATTATTACGTTTGCAACTTTATGATCTCCCAAAATTAAACGCATTGGTCCATTAGTAGGAGATGATCTAATATAAGAACCTACCGTATCAGCGGACCCATTTAATCCACCAATAAGATAAATTTGCAAAGAATTAGAATTTGATATTCCAAAGTTTATATCATCTCGTCTGAAATAATCAGATGTCTGTATTATTTCAGAATAATATTTTGTCATATAAGTGGCATCAAGCATTCTTATTTTAAAATAAAAATCCAAATATTGCGATGATTTGTATTTTGATAAGACGGTGATTGAAAAATTTCTATCTTCAAAAACATTTAAAACATTTGCTCGAACTGTAAAATCATAGGTAACATTTGTATCACTAGCATGCAATAAGATGCCTTCTATATTACCGTTAGACGAATTTAATTTTAAGCCTGGAGGTAATTGTGTATTTTTAACCAGTGAATAAGAAACACTTTCCCCCGTGGTACAAATAGCATTTATTGATAAAGGAAAAGCTTGACCTTCATACAGGCTTGTTAAAAATCCGGCAGGAGTATTCCAAATTATAAGACGGAACGGCTGTAGGGACGTATTGGTCGGCTCTATGGTGATTTTAAACGTTAATGCATTTTTTGCATTACCAGACGTAATTAAATTTCCAAAAAAATCTTTCATTAATATATTAAAATAATAATCACCGAACCGAACATCTGGTGCAACGATGCCTTCTATTAATCCAGAAGAATTTATAGAAAGACCGGATGGAATCATATTAAATGGCGATGATAATTGCGGATTAAAAAATCTTTGAATTTCAAAAGTTGGTGGGAGGTTGGTTGGTTCAAATATATCTAATTGAAACTCAAAAAGCTTTGAGCGGGTAGAGCTACCAATAGGAATATAAGGAAATGGTGGATTTCCAGATTTAATTTTTTCAGTGGGCAATTTTCCCCAACTGGGCGGAGATGAAACCGCGTTGGATATATCAACGATAATAGAGAATTCTCTGTCTCTAACATATATTCCATCGGATATTCTAGTCGCAAACGTATAAGTTTGTGGCACAACCGACTTGGATGATTTTAATGTTCCAGAAATTAATCCAGAATTTGATAAACTCAGACCAGAAGGGAGCGAATCATATAAAGTAGAATATGTTAATGGTTTTGTAGTATTGATACTAATAATATCTGATTTCGAAACAACCGTATTTGATAAAACTATGTTATCGGCTTCTATAGTATAAGAAACTGATTTATTATTAACATATACATTGCTAATCGAACGTAAATCGATATTATTTCCTGCTAAATTAACTTGATTTGGCGAATTAAAATACGATCCCATAAATTGCGCAGAGTGAACCGCGTTCAATTTAATAGATATTGCCTGATTCTCTATAATACGTGTAATATTACCAGAAGGCGTTTGCCATGTTGGATAAAAAGCAATCATCTTGTATTTATTGTAGATATTTAATATGATAGCCTATCGTCTTGTATCTTCATACGGGCATTTGATAGTTTTTCTATGTATCCCAAGTTTCTAAGAGATTTGAAAGTAAGATTTTCTGTAGAAAACTCTCCACCAGATTCTAATCCAGATTTTCTCATTTTTTTAATAGCAGCAAAAAGATCAGCAATGTCTTTCATATTTGGATTATTTTCTAGCAAATCGTCTATTTTTTCAGCATAATAACTAGTTTTAGCGATAACAGCAGAATCATTCCATGATGGTTTTTTTGCGGTAGGAGTATCTATCCATTTATTACGTAAAATAGAGTATATACCATTTGAATTTAAATTTTCATTTAAGTCCTGAACATACAATTCAACTGATTGATTTCCAACTATTATATTATGCTGAGAATTCCAAAGATTTTTTTTTGTTGTAAAGAAATTAGCCATTAATTCTGAGCATGGTTCTGAATTATAATCGACAATTAAATGAACATCTAGGTCACTTAAAGACGTATAATTATACGATGCATTTGAACCGCCAAGAATAATATCTAGAACTTTCAATTTCGGCAATTCCAAGAAATCATAAAAAGCGCGTGCGATCTGCAATAAATGGAGACGGACCATTGGAATTAATGTGGAATCTTTCCAGATTCTTGGATTAAGCTCATCGTGAAATGTGATGAACTTTTTCAATTCGTTGGGATCAATATCTTCTAGATGAATATCGGGCATACTTTATTTATCAACATAGCTTTAAAAAATATTGTAATGTCGGGGGTAGGTTTGATAAAGTTGGTTTGTGGATAAAACACAACAAACAGGCAAAGGAAAAATAAATGAATAACGTCAATAAGGTAACATTAATCGGTCGGTTGGGCGGTAACCCTGTAATTCGCACTATGTCTTCTGGTGATAAGGTAGCTAATATGAGAATTGCTACTTCAGATTCTTGGAAGAATAAGGTTACAGGCGAGCGGCAAGAAACTACTGAGTGGCACAATGTTGTAATTTATAACGAGAATATTGTGCGCGTTGCTGAACAATATCTAAAGTCAGGTGCTCTAGTTTACCTTGAAGGTGCTCTTCGAACACGAGAGTGGAACGAAGAATCTACCGGAAATACACGATATACCACTGAAATTGTCATGCAAAAGTACCGTGGTGAGTTGGTAATGCTGGATAAGAAGTCAGAAAATTCCGGTGGAATTGAAATGATGAGTACTCGCATCGAGCGAGATATGAGCGAAGAAATTCCGTTCTAATCATATTATTTTTCTAAATGAAAAACTCCCGATAGCTTAAATGTTGTCGGGAGTTTTTTTATTAAAATGAAAAATAAATGTTGTATTTTTATGCAAACTAATATAGACCCTAAATTAACCGAGAAACGGGTGATTCGTACCCAAAGTCAAGAAAGATAAACATGACATTCAAACTTACGTTTAACAAGCCAGCTACTCGTCAATTTATTGATGGAATTGAGTGTGGTGGTCTAGAAATCAAGATAGTCGATGGCTGTGTTCAATTCAGACCCGTAGTTAATCTTGGTTCTGAATCAGTCGAGCTATCTATGCGGGATCGTGGTGGATTTGAAATCACCATTTCGGGTTCCGAAGAAAATGAGCTTTTGGCGGCTTTTAAGAATAGTTCTGGTCCATATTTCACTTTACGGCGGCAGGGTGAATGGATGGTAACTGCCCCATATAATAAGGCGGATGAGCCACCGAAGTTTGAACCCCACCTGCGGGTTTGGTCTAAGGATGTTCTGGTTCAAACCAAGAAAGAAAAAGAAATTATTGGCGAACCAGAGGGCCATGATGCCCGTGTGCGTTGGGCATATGCTATACTCGCCAGTCACGCCAAGGGCCCAGGAAGGCCCTCCAGTAAGTTTCTAAGGGCAAAGCAGATTGTCAAAGAAGAATTTGAAACTGCTTAATGTAAAATAAGAAAAAGGCGGGAAATTCCCGCCTTTTTTTATATCTGGTAAGGATTCGAACCTCACTACCTCTAAACGCGCACCTTCTCCATAATGCTGCTCGATATAATTTATTTATTATTAAAATAAAAGGGGGTGGAAAAATCCACCCCCTTTTTCAGTTATACTGATAATATTTCTTTCACTATCTCAGAAGGATCACGGAGGCTATCACCTCCAGTATTACCGGCAATTGTGATAGATGGAATAGTCAGGATAACTTCCTTAGCGGCTCGAATTACGTCATCTTTGGTTACATTGGCATACTGTTCATAAAGATCATTAATTGAAACGACCTTATTGATTGTGAACATTTCCGTAGCAATAAGAGGAGCGATACCTGAAACTTTATCAGCACGATGTGCTAGTCCCATGAAAACTTGGTTTCTAGCACGATCCCAATCGCTATCTTGGATTTCTCCATTGGCAATTTTCATAAGTTCTTGACAGGTTATTTCTAAACAGCTTTCGATATGATTTGCCGTGGTCGCACTTTGAACTATCAATAGACTATGATCAGATTGGCGCATCATGCCTGATCCAATAGAATATGCCATCCCACGCTTTTCTCTAACTTCTTGGAAAAGAGGAGAAGACATTCCTGAACCAAGGACATCTGCTAGTAGCTTGAACCGAGGGAAGTCATCGCTGTATGGTGATGGCGCGGGAAAACCAAGGAGGATATGGGCTTGATCATATCGATCATCTGTAACTAGTGTTGTTCCCCCGACATATTCCGCAGGATCAAACGTGTTATTTCCCAAGTTCGGAAGATCACCAAAACGTTCAGCCGCCAGAGATACAAACTCGGCATGATCAATATCACCAACACCAATTACCATCATTGAACCAGCATGATAATATTTTTGCATATACTCTCGGATAAGGGCTTGGTCAAACGACCTAACGTTATCGGCTTCTCCTAAGATGGGGCGACCAATTGATTGATTAGGATAGGCAGTTCGAGAAAATGCATTGTATGCGATATCTTGAATATCGTCTTGGCTTTCATGGATTTCTTGAATTACGACTTCTTTTTCCCGAACAATTTCTTCGGGTTCAAGCGTAGAATGTTTCAAAACATCTGAAAGAATATCTAATGCCGGAATAATGTGCGAATTCAGACCGGTTACATGATATGCAGTCATTGAGCGGCTGGTAAAAGCATTAATGTCAGCACCAAGCGTTTCAATTTCTACCGCAATATCCTTAGTTCCGCGAGTTTCTGTTCCCTTGAATGCCATATGTTCAAGAAAATGCGACAAGCCATTTTCCCGTTCAGTTTCAAAACGAGCACCCACATTTACAGCGACAGTAACATTAACGGTATTAATCGGCTTATACGCGGTAGCGACGATTATACCATTGGGGAGTGTGGCCATATCAACTTTTAGATCGACAAGCTTTTTCAAAATTATTATCCTTTTGTTTAAAATCCAAATCATACCTTATGCAAATATCGCTCGTTAGTCAATTGAAAAATTTATATTGCATTGAACATGATAAATAAAGTAATGGCTTTCGATATTCAAAAAATTCAAGATTCTCCGCACCTTCTGGACATATTACTCCAAATGGAGGATGTGCTAGATTCTTTAGATATATACGTTTTTAAAAATTGGTATCTTGGTGAACTATCAGAAGGACCAATAATTCGCCGCTATTGGTTAGATTTTACATTAAAATATCCATTAGATAAAATGCCTGATCCAAAAGCAGCGCTGCGGTTACTTAAACATGGCATACGAGTTGACTATTGGAAAGCTCGATTGCAAAATGGTGACTTCATAGATATTGAAAACAATGAGAATGAAAACTTGGATGATAATTCTAATCAAGGAATGTCCGCATCAGAACAAGAAAAATCGGCTGATCCAGTAAAAGATCATGTATGGTTAGTTAAGATTAGTATTCCTCGTAGATTAGTTTCGCAAATGTCAGCAGAAGAAATGAACTTCTACGATGAAGACGTTGACATTGAAGATGTAGAAGACGCAAAAGATAGCGGAATAGATGAAGAAACCGCATATACTAGCGATCAACAAGACAATCTTGATTCTACTGGTCAGGAAAATCCACCAGGAGAAATTAATGCTTAATATTACTGAAGGAATGCGTGCTGGCGATTTAGCTGATCTGGTATTACCATTAATATCAATAGATGAATACGAAAGCAAAATAGACGAGGATGCCGTAGTTATAGGATTTTATGTGCATGATAATGATGCGGCAAGCGATTTGAATAGATTTATACAAAAATCGGCGGCTACCTTATTAGGCACCGATATTTCCCCTGCACCCGACCAACATGGGTATTACCTAGTGTTTGTCGAATTATTGAACGATATTAGAATTTCAAAAAATATAAATGATATATTGGATGAAGTAGGAGAATTAGTAAAAGTAAATAAGTGGAAAATGCGGGTTAGAGGCTCGAATAAACTTATTAAATTTTCAAAAAAAATATTAGATAGACATTTTTCTAAGTTGAGAAATGAAGATGAAGAGCAAGATGCACTAGAAGAAACGATAATGGACTTCTTAGGCCAAAGTTCATTAACTAATGCCATTATGGAATCAAATATTTTAAAAATTTATAGTCAAGATGGCGCAATGCAGGGGAATATAATTGGTATTGGCCATTCAAATGAAGTTTTTAAAAAGCATAAATTGATAAATGAAGCAGTTTCTTTAGAAATAAAAGACATCGCAACTACTTTATATATACAAAGAATACTAGGAGAAGGATGGATTCCTTCTACCATAGGTGATAAAATATTACTACAACGATCAAATAGCGATTTAATTCTACTTATTAATGATATGAAATTTATATAATTCGCATATTTTGATAAAAAATCACTTGTAGTTTGGCAGAGAATAGGGCATTTTAGAGGCTAATCGATGATTTAAGAGGGAATCGATGCCTACTTGTGTGGAAATTCCCTGTAATTGGAGAGATATTAATGTTCTCTGTACCAATAAGTATAAAAATATTCCACCATTCGACAAGATAATCAAAGTCTCTCAGCCCATTTGCGATGAGATGGGGAGCGTGCTCATTCCTATTCATGAGAAAAAAATAAATGTTATTGAGTTGCGTGACTGGATAGATGATCAAGTTGTCAACAAAGTTCATATATTTAATAGATTTTCATACGAGAAACATCCTTATAGGGTAGACGTAATATTCCTTGGAACCAACTTTAGGTTCACTGATATGCATGATGCATGCATATTCAAACTATTTTGGTGGTAAAAACTATACATAACGCCATTTAATAATAAAAACCTATTTTCACCCCACAATTGCCCACAATAAATACTTTGGGTCAATTAACAATGGGTGGCGCGTGGATAGTTTTATTGCAACAATTATCAATCTGATAACTAACGGAAAGAGTGGTACTCAAATAATTCCAGTAATTATGGGTTTGATTATTTGGCATCTTCTCGAAGAAAGAAAAAAACTTCTCAAAGAAATAGAGAAGAAAGATAAAAGAATTGATGGCATCATAGATGATTATCATAAAGGAAATTTAACGCTTACTGAAGCATTAAATTCTCTAAAGCTCGTCCTATATGAAATCAAAGGTCGTTTACAGTAAATATTCGATAAAGGTATGCTATGAATTGGTTTGGTAAAAAAAAGAATAATGGTGAAAATAAAATTCGCGAAGCGATTCGTGATCTTATGCTTATTGATAGCCAGAATGCATTATTATTAGCGGCGACTGAAACCGCAGATATGGCACAATTAGTTACCAAGAAACTTAAGTCTAAACTAGAAGATACTATGGCACAAATCGAAAGCACTGCCAGAATATTGAATGATGCATTAATAATTTGCGACTCTGATGGAAAAGTGCAAGCATTTAATCCTGCTGCTGAAAAAATATTTGATATGACTTCGGATGAGGTTCGTTGCAGCTTTGTTGGAGATTTGTTTAATAGCAAAACGCATAACTTCAAAACGTTTGATGATATTTGGACATTTCTAGCTATGATGGATATTAGCGAAGAAGAACATGATCTGAGCGGTAAAAGAAAAGATAATAGCTCATTTCCTATAAAAATAAATCACACCAAGTTAGATAGGTCTGATGGTAGTTCCATAATTTTGTTAGCAATACGAGATATAAGTGAAATCCCATGCGAACCGTGCAGCGATGCTCATGAAAAAATGAAATGCTATAGAAGCATTTTTGAAGAAAGCTTTGATGGTATTTTAGTTGTCAAAGGGAAAAGAATATTGGCGGCAAATCGAGCAGTTAGTAATCTCTACGGCTATTCAGTAGAAGAACTTTTGTCGCAATCTTTGGATATATTAATATTTTCTTCTGATATGGGCAAACATCATGATGGGCATTTAATTGATATTTCATTTACAACTTCTAATATAATTTGGCATAATGAACCAGCATCGTTAATAACTATAAAAACTAAGAGAAATGAAAGTAAAAATAAAGAAGCTAAAATGATTTGCTTCTTTAATAAAGATTTTAATATAACCTTTGCGAATTCAAAATTTGCAAATTGGTATAATTTAACAAAAGAAGAAATTATAGGAAAAGATATTAGATCATTATTAAATGAAGAAGAACATGATTTATTTGTAATTCACATCAATAGTTTAACGTCGGAAAATCCAACTAGAAAAATGGAACTTCGTACTCGCGGCGAGAATGGCAAAGTTAATTATCAAATTTGGACTGATCACGTGGCATACGACGAATATGGCACTGAGTATCAAAGAATTGGTCATGCTGGTTGAAATCCCCCACTGGCTAAAATTATAAAAAACCAAATAAACTTGTGAATTATATGTAAAAATTGATCAGTTTTATAATCGATCATTTTTTCACATTTGGCATAATCAGTTATCCAATGCGCAATTGTCTCTAAAATACCCAAAGTAACAGAACTTGTTATAAGAGCAACAATTGCGCCATGTATTAAAGAATGTGCAGTTAAAACTATCCACCATACTTCTTTGCCGTGCTCATTATGCCGGTTTTTTGCATCTGCTACATATTGATTTTGTAGTGCATAATCACCAAGAGCATGTCCAGCAATAAGTAAAAATAAAATGAACAGCGTGTAGTTCATAATTTTCCGCCATCCATCTTTATAGAACTTCCTATAAGATTCTCCAAATCTTGAATTTTGTTATTAAGAAGCATATGCGCTACTAAAATTTCGTTGATAGCCAACGATAATCCAACCGCTTCTTGAATAGAAAGACGAATCTCATTCGTACCCATAGAATTAGCAATTTTAGATTTATTAATAAAGTTTTGAATTGATTCATCCATAATTATCTCATATATCCCCGATTTAAATATTCGGCATGGTCATTTGCATTTCTGGCCAATAAAGGCAAATCATACTTGTTGCAAAATTTAAGAAAATGTATTCCAACATTGGATACTTGTGGTTTTTGAACAGCGTCTACTATAGTAGTATCCATTAGTTCTTTGATATCGTCTGGCTGTTTCGTTAAGTCAATCAAACTTTCATTAAACTTAAACTCATCAATTACTCGAACAGATTTTTTAATTGGCTGACCGTTATCGTCGAAGCCTACCAACTTTTCCCATTGTTGAAGCATGAAATTGTTCCAGTTATAGCCCTGACCTGATCGATCTTCCCATGCTTCTCTGATTCCAACTTTTTTATTGCTACCAGCATATCGAACGCCTGGATTGCATGAAAAAATACCATCCCCGCTATCTCCACGAACAATTTTTATAAAAAGAGCTTTTTTGCACCAATCGTCTTCTGGTTGGAATTCAAAATCAGATATATTATGATCTAAGTTTTGCTTTTTTAATTGCTTTTGTTCCGAAAGATGCTTCTTTTTTAAATCATCTATCTTTCCAATAATTTTAATTTTCCCAGAGGAAGGTTCTACATTAAATGCTAAGCTATTTCCGCGACCATCAATAACACGATCATGATATATAGTTCTATCTTCTATTCCATTATATATAGAAACATTTGGGGATAATAGTTGAATAAAGTCACTATCACCAGATATAATAACATGCTCATCCGATGGATGTAATTGAATCCATCTGGCAATAAAATCATCACCTTCTATACGATCTTGAATTAAAGAAGTACATCTAGTTTTTTCGACCATGAACTTTGCAAAATCAGATAATGCAACTTTAAATGCCTCATCTTCTTCGATGTCATCTTTTGAGCCACTAAGGCGTTTTAATTTTCTTGATTCTTTGTATTGAGGATATGCCGCATATCGCCAACTCAAAGAATCAAAACTGAACACCATATGATCTACTTTTGTTTCTCTATAAATCTTTCGAAGACTTTGAAAAACAGTATTCATGGCCATGCCTACCTTAGTGTAAGGATCACCCTGACACGTATGCCTAGCTCTATAAAATAGATTGCTTACATCAATAATTGCGTAACGAGTCATGAAACCTCTCTAAACATCATATTAATCATAGTTTGACGCAAATTCAAATAAATAAATGGTGGCAAGTTGCTAATTAATCGGGTTCAACGCCGGTTTAGACAACATGAGGCGGAAGTTGTAAATTATAAGTATAAGCTTATAAAATAAACTTTGAACGCTCAGCCAATTGATCTGTTGGGCAAACATTTTTTTTTAATGTTTGATAAAAGATATTAATTATAAAATGAACGCTACTGTTCATTTATTACTCGACTATGCCACAATCGCGATTATTTTGCGAGATGCATATCTTTTATCCATAGTAGTAGAATTAATCAACTATATCCGGTACTGCCGTCATCATTTGGGTATTGACGAGTGATTGCGCGAGAAGAGTTAAATGGAACAGTATCATTTTCCACAGGAGTTCCGTCTACTTGAGTACGGCATACATCGGAGAACCATTGTTCGACAATTTGTTCATCATTAAACCCGTGATATCCATTCTTACGAAGAAAATCTACCCAATATTCGTTCCAATCAAACTCAAAATAAACCCCATTGACTCCTTGCTTAGGATCAAAGCCATGATCTACGATATCAATCCACGGTTCTTCTTTTAAAGTGGCCGTAGTTTTTTCAAACTTATTTTTTTCAATTTTCCCATGCTTAAAATCTACGGCTAACATACTTACTTTATGCTTAACGGTATCCGCATCAGGGAAATCTAGAAATACGAGGGATTTATCATATTCATATTCATCAATTTTATTATGTAAAAGTTCTAACCGCAACCGGTCTTCTGCTGGTATTTCACCATTATTATCTATTTTTACATTATTAAGGGCATAGTCGTAATCAGCAATCAAACCATATTGATGTTGCAAATTATTAAACTTACTATTGTATTCTTTTTCAGAAAGACCATGATTCTTTTCAACTTCAAGAAGCTTATAATCTAATTCTCTTCCAGTATGATAATAATTGGCTTCAGCAAGGTCATATGACTTGCCTTTTAGACCCCAACTCGCTGGTAACCATTTGAAAGGTATTTTAGCCATTTTTAGTTCTCCTGATCCCAATAATATACGTACTTATTTAGCATATTGGGGGGTGGACCCGCAGGTCCATCCCCCCTGTCACGAAAGGCTGACTGAGAGCCATCCTAACGCTACCACCGCTCGCGAGTGATTGCTCACCTCCCTCTTGGATAAATGCAGAGCGGTCGATTCTATAATCTACAATATTATCGGTTAGCCCTTAAGAAATAGTTGTAAATACCGTGAGCAGTTTCAACTGATATCAAAAGAACGCCACGATTTGTGACCTTCATCGTAGTTGGATTATTTCCACTTAGTTTCATGATTGAAAGAAACTGAGCAGTGGTCCAAGAAAGATTTCCCTTTAGTTCGCCAGAAGCACCATTCTCAAACACCATGCTTGCTCGGTGGCTAGAAGAATTTTCTTCATCACCAATAAAGAATTGAAGATCGCCTTTAACTGTACGAATACCAAAGCACTTATCAACCTCTGCATACAAGCTAGCCAATTGAGAAAACTCAGATATCTTCGACTTAGAAGGAGAAAACTCGACATCCCACGGAATGTTAGTTGGAATGGTAGCTTGTTCTGGTATATGGCGAGGGTCCATCATTCGAAAATCGGCATCGTTTCCGGTAACCGCATTTCGAAATTCAAACTTTTCTACTGTGTTTTGACCATTACGTTCCATCTTCTTTACGGAAAATACTGCGTCAGATGTACGATAATTTGCAAAATTAAGAAGACCATTGAGAAGAGACATATTGCTAATCCCAAACTCACCTTCGAACTCTGATACAACATTCTTTAATTCTGCTTCAACAAATAATGTTTTTTCAGAATCACATCCCTTGATAAGGGTTACCTTGTCTGTTCCAGAAATCTTAAGACATTCCATCAACCCATTAGTTTGACGGATAATATCTAATAAAACGTCTCTCATTAACTTAACTCCAATTAAGCTTGTTGATTTTTGTATTGTAACCAGTTCATAACACTTTGTGGTGATGTTTGCCCATAAGGATCATCTCCAGCATTATCAGTCTTTCCAGGCTCGATAAACCATTGTTCAATGGTTCCATTATTGATAATGGCCGCATAGCGCCATGACCGCTTACCGAATCCTAGGTTATCCTTGTCTACAAGCATATCCATGCCTTGTGTAAATCTCCCAGAGCCGTCTGGAATGAGCTTTATGTTATTAATGCTTTGAGTATTACCCCAAGCATTCATAACAAATGCATCATTTACCGAGATGCAATAAACATCATCAATTCCATATGACTTAAAATCTTCGAACATCTTCTCAAAATCTGGAAGTTGAAAAGTAGAGCAGGTTGGAGTAAAGGCTCCTGGAAGAGAAAATAGGATTACTTTCTTTCCACCGAAATAATCAAATGATGTTTTTGTTTCCCAACGGAAGGGATTTGGTCCTTCGATTGAGTCGTCACGAACACGTGTTTGAAATGAAACAGATGGGACTACGGTTGGTAGGCTCATTTTATTATCCTCTAAGTTAATTTCTATAATCTCATATTACCAAATTATGGTAGAATTAGGCAATATTATTTGAAAACAAAAAACTCATCGCCTGGTTTTTCTTTTGTTTCTGATAAATTCCAATCACTAAGAACTCCAAGAAGATTCTTTAATTTCATATCAATGATCGTATTTTCCATATCAGAATGGTCGAATGGTAATGCCTTAAACCATTCAGGTAAATGCATTTCATCGATTGGATATGCAACTCGTTCGATATTCATATGATTCTTTTTTAGTTTACAGACAATGATCTTTGTTCCATCACCAATAGACATAGAATATCTATCATTATGAATATCTCGAAGTTTATTCCAGTTTACAGCAGCCTCAATATGCGAAACAGTATTGACCTTATGCTTTGTACCTTTTTTCAATTTGGCTGCATCCATAAGACCCAAATTTTCAGATGATTTTTTTCTTTTAGCATAATCTGATAATGCATTAACTTTTTTTGGTGTACCCTTTTCCCAAGCTGGGCGTTTTGTAAACTCTTTTCGGAATTCTTTAATTTGCTCAAATATTTCCGCACGAGATACGCCAGTCAATAGGTCTATGAGGATTTTTTCTAAAAATACTTGCATGAACTTAGGAGTATCAGACCGCTTAAGATCAAGACCCATTGGCTTTAGTTTTCCTGGGCTATTGCCTGTATCTAGGCGTTCACCTTCTTTATCGTACATCAAAACGGCGTATTTTTTCTTTTTAATGAACAATCCTCTGGACGCCACTAATTCTCGACCAGCTTTAATTATCGCACCACGCTCTATAGAGGTGTTAAACTCTCTATTCATAAATTGTGGGAAACTTTCATTAACTTCTTCTGCTATCGCATCATATAAATCAATGACTTGCTCTCTACTTAAACCATTTTCTTTAATTAGTTTATCCGCCGTAAAATATGAGCTATCTGTATCGGAATATACAATAGCATCCCCTTTATAGTCATATTCTTCTGCAATGATTTCATTTATCTTGGAGTTCATATGCTTGACAATAGAACGACCTGTAAGTGTAACCGATTGTCCCATTCTTTCATCATAGAAGCGCAATCCTTCATTCAACAAAGCGCCATACAAACTGTTCAACAAAATTTTACGAGCTTGCTGGCGTTGATTCCAGAAGCTAATCCAATATTTTATCTCTTTTTCTTCTTCTGGAGAACTTGCGTCTTTGAGCTTCTTTTCAAACGATCTTTGTTTATCTTGCATCTCTTGACGTTCTGCATACCACTTGGCCAACAGAAGGGGGATGATGCCCGTTTTTCTAGTACTAAAGATGGTGCCATTAGCGGAAATGCACAATTGATTATTAGGATCAAAAATAAACTTGTATAAATCCCGACCGGACATAATACGAGTAGTACCATCTTCGAAATCAACGGTTATTGGTATGCTATTTTTTTCATGAATGTAATCAACTTCTAATGCTCGGAAAATACCTTCCCACGCATCTTTCTTTGGGATACCACTCTTTATTCTATTTTCGACTTCTAACATAGTGGCATCTAAACGAACTTGCCCAACTATAGTCTCAGGGCTAATATTTAATGCTCTAATTGCAGAAGGATAAAGTGAGTTAATATCGACGCAGCCGATTTCAGAATGAAGACCTTTTTTTGGTTGTGCAACATACGCGCCAACCACGGGTGTTCGACCATCATCCACTTCTTCATCATCGTCATCAGCAAGGTCTAAATTGCTAATTTCTTCTACTTGCTTCTTTCGATCTGGTGCAATCAGATTCATCTGATGCATTTCGTTGATTATCGCTTGTTCTACTAGGGCTACCGATCCCATAGTAGTTTTAAGAAGCACGCAATTATTATGCGCAACTTGGTTAGCAAGTTCAATAAAACGCTTTTTCTGATCAATCTTATGAAGAAGAATAGTATCTTGTCTATTATATTCAATGAACTTTGTAAAATCTTTCTTATAAAGATCGTCCAATGTTCCTTCATATGGGATTTTATTTTCTTTAACTTCGATTTCCCCAACATAATCCAAACGATATGAGTGGAGTTGTTGCGGATTATGCTTTTGATATAATTCAAGATAGTCTAGATGGACACGGCCAACCAAATCATATGATTCAAGTTCTTTCTTGAACTTCTTAACCATTCTCTTGCGTGGTTTTTGATCCCACAAACAAAGTTCGCGAGTAGCATCCGACCCAATAATTTTTATAATGCGGTTAACAATATAAGGAATATCGAATGTTGAACTATTCCAGCCTGAAAGAACATCAACGTCTTGAATGACTTCCATGAAATCTTTCAAGAGTTGTTTTTCATCAGTATATAGATATGTGTCTTCGAAGGTTCCACATATTTTGTTACCTTCTTCCGATGAATATGTTGGCGGACATAATACCAATGTCACCATTTTATTCAAATGTGATAGGTACACAGAAATTGCGGTAATTTTATTAAATGGATCATCTGGCGGAGCAAATCCAAACTCAGGATCAAAATCAACTTCAATATCGAAGAACCCAATGTTTAGTTCTGGGGCCTCAACGCCCGCATAATGATTGGCCAAACTACGAAATATGGGGTTAATGTCACTTTCAAAAATCTTAACTGGGGTTTTTGAAGATGAACTATAAGTAATTCTATTGAGTTCTTTACGAAACTTTTGTGAACTATTAGTTGAATATTTCTTACAGGTATCGCCATATAGAGAAATATGCGAACCCGATGGGTGAGAATAATAAAATGTATGGTCTGGTTCAAATTCAGTTAATATTCTTTCACCATTGATGCGCTCTGCAACAAAGATTGTATCTTTATTTTTATCATAATATGCATCAACGTAGCTCATTATTCACCGAATTTAAATTAGAAAAACTTCGATCCCGTATATTTTATTGGGAGAAGAAAATAACAAATTTGCTATAAACAATTATATATTAGAAAATATCTCCCCACGATGCAAAACTTATGTTTGAATTGTGGGGAGACTAGATATTTTAGCGTCTGCCCGTTACTTCAAGAATTTCCTCAATCATATCGAAGGCATTCTTTTCTTCTTCGATAGACGCCTTGTAAGCCACTCTGGCGGCTTTCATCAATACGCTGGGCTTCCATCCAAACTCTTCTGCGATGGTCTTAGCGGTGTCCTTGAGGCCCGCCTTGAGGTCATCTGTTTCTTGGAAGACGCGCATGGCCCCATCCATAAAATCTCTCAAGCGGACGCGATCATTTGCGGAAAGTGTTTGTGTATCAAGAGCCATGTTAATTATCCTCTTCAATGGGCTTCTATTTTTTAATCTTATCGGTTTGGTTAACCAAAAGTCAATTTTTTGATTCAGAAAATGAGGGTAGACCCCATTGTTGGACAAACTCTCTCAACTCTCGCAATGAGAGACTATAGCTTTCTGCAAATTCTTTTTCCGATTTTGCAGAGCTATAAAGAGAAATTAAGGCTTCACGAGGTGCCACTGGTGCCGCAAACAACATCTTTGTCAGATCAACTTCCATACGGGAAAGAGATTTTGCGTCCCGAACATAATCGTCAAATGCTTGAATAGCATTGGGATAAATCGGTTGAATTAGATCATATACTGCTTGGGCAAAAACTCTGATTTCATATTGAGCATGTGAGTCCATGCGTAGCTTCATCAGATGCATCATATTATGCAAGTTTTGTGTCCAATATAGCTCCGTATAGTTGGCGACTGGCAAGACGGTTCTAGCTAATTCACGAGCAATGCCGGAAAAATCATCGTCTAATAAAGAATCGACATCATCTCCATATGGTTCGTACATATCATCTATATCAGAACCTCGTTCTCCCAAAAGAGTTCGATAGACGTTGTAGGAATGATCATTGGCATTTTTAATTAACCACTGAACACCTTCTTTTGATTTATCTGAAATATTTCCATCACGACCTTGCTTATTGTCCAAACTTTGTGGCTGGATATGATCAAGTGTCGGCATATAGAATTCATCAGTCATCACAGAATATCGACCCGAATATTCGTTTAAACTAGCGGTACGGTGGCGAACCCATTGTCTCATAACAAAAATTGGCATTTTTATATGAATCTTGATCTGGCACATCTCGAACGGGGAAGTGTGTTTATGCTTCATTAAATAACGAATTAAACCACGATCTTCTAATACTGTCTTAGTTCCGTCGCCATAGGATACGCGGGCGGCTTGTACTATAGATGAATCGGTTCCCATAGTTTCTATTAGACCGACAAATCCATGGTCTAATACGGGAACATATTTTGAATCACTTAATATTTCATGTTGTTTTGTCATGTCTATTCTCAGCTATAGAAATTAGATGAAGAGTGTGCTATTTCATGCTCTTTGATCACGGTTGATAATATTTCATCCAATTCTGGGCAAACCATCATTAGAACAATACAAAAATGGTCCCATTCTGATTTCAAACTTGGATTATCGAGGATAGCTTTTTGCATTTCCAAATAAAATTTACCGGCAAGATGCTCGCGATACATTTTATCTTTGAGATTGCATATTTCGGCATCTTTTGAACGAACACGTTCATTAAGCTCCGAAATTTTTCGGGCTTGTGTTTCGATCATTCGTTGATCACTGTTAATCATAAAAAAAATCCTTGATATAAATTAATATACCAAGGATTTGATTAAATGTCTTTATTTTTATGATCTAATGGTGGATTAGGCGGTTGATTTTCTTCAGAAAGTTTACGATTAATTTCATCGTATATTTCGTTTACACCAAACGCAATTGCCTCCCGTATTTTTCTAATATTCAATATAATACGGGCTTCTGAAAGTTTTCGTCTTTCCGGTCCTCGCATAATTTTTGCGAGTTCCGCTCCACGAAGCACTCTTTCATTTCCATTGAAATCGGTTACTTTTGCTAAAACAATAAATTCCAATGGTACTTCATCGGGATCGATGCTTTGGATAATATCTTCAAATAGATCACTAGGGGTCATAGAAAGTCCTCCTTAACATAAGTATTTACCCGAATAACTTATGTTAAATAAACCTCCGGTAATTACTACCGGAGGTTTCCTGATTTTTTCATAATAATGCTATGTTCAAGGGCAGCAAGAATTACTGCTGCTGCTTTAATCATATCGTCTTCGAATTCTTCAATAGGTTGAGACATGTGCTTTCGTGTAGCAGTTTGTGAAAAATAATAGGAAGCAATAGCTATCCAATCATTCGGGGTATTTTTCATGTCCCATTCAGAACCAGGAAGATCACATTGTTTATCCCGTTCTTCTAAAATCTTTTGAATAAAATCTTGACGAAGTTTTGACATTAAGCTTTTGGTGCCGAAGTCTTTCTTGGGGCCTTAGCAGTAACCTTAGTTGCTTTCTTAGGAGCAACCTTTTCTGGAACTACTTCGGTATTTAAGCTAAAAGCCTTACTCGCCGTAGGTTTTTCATGTTGTGATCTAAGTTGCGGAGCAAAGCTATAAGCACGTTCGCGCTTATTGCGTGCTTCGGCTTCAAGCATCTCAGCTTCCTGTAGAAGTCCATTTGCTACACCGAGACCATCTTGTTTAGCATCTGCTTCTTGATTAGAAGTATATGGGTTGAACTTACTGGTTTCTGCGTTGTTTTGTGGAACTAATCTTCCAAGATTTTCCAAAATCTTCCTTAGAGGATATGGTTGATTTGGTGCTGGATACATAATTACATTATCTACCGAGACCGAAACTAGAAGATTTGCCGAATGCAGAGATTGTAGCAAAGTTTCGGTACTTTCTGGCATAAGTCTACGACCAAGAACCGAACCTAGATTTTCATCACCTTGGCCTTCTGGACTTTCCAGAATCTGCATAAGGTATTGCTCCCAGCGAGGAGGAAGATTGTCGGTAGAAACTACCAACGAGTGATCTTCCTTTCCTGGGATTTGCATAAAGACTACTACGATCTTTTGATCGGTATTAGCCATACGTCCAATGTGTCTTTTCATTTTTAATCCAATTAATTAAAAGTTATGCTACCGCTGTTGCCAATGCTTCTTCATTAGAATCGGTGGCAGATTCTAATGTCGCTTCTGTAGCATCATCTTCTGACGCATTAGTTTCGACTTGTTGTTGAGCAAAATTTACAAAATTGTTCAAACGATTGCGAACAGCCAATACTTGTTCGATAGTACTCCAACCTTTGAATGCACCTTGCTC